ACTTACTTGGCTGGCGCAACCGATGGCTCTGTAACCAATACAGAGTGGAGCAATGCATTCACCGTATTGCAAAGTGAAGATGTGCAGTGGGTAGTTCCGGCCAGCAATTCAGCATCCATTCATGCAATGGCAGATGCACATTGCGCGTTTATGTCGAATGTTGCTCGCATGGAGCGTCGTTCGATTGTTGGGGGCGCATCTGGCGACACTGACGATGCTGCCATTGCCGCTGCGAAGGCGTTGAATTCTGATCGCACATCGTATGTGCATCTTGGATTCTATGACTACGACACTACAGGAAAGCTCGTCTTGTTCGAGCCATACATCTTGGCGGCCTTACTGGCGGGTATGTTCTCTGGTGTAAATCCTGGGACAGCCTTGACCAATAAGTCGATCAAGGTTCGCGGACTTGAGCGCAAGTTGCGCAATCCAACAGATACCGACAAGCTGATTCAAGGTGGCGTTCTGTGCGTTGAAGACACTCCAACTGGATACAAGGTCGTTAAGTCGATCACCACATGGCTCAACAACACCAACTACAACCGGGTTGAAGTATCGGTTGGCGTTGCATGTGACTTCGTGGCTCGAAATGTCCGCAATGCGGTTGATGCATTGCGTGGCGCAAAAGGTTCTCCAGCCACATTGTCGGAAGCTGTTTCCCGCGCAGACTCGGCGCTTCGTGCGTTGGCCATGCCGGAACCAATGGGCCCAGGTGTGATTGTCGGGGACAAGGCCAATCCGGCCTACAAGGGATTGACTGCCAGCCTTGAAGGGGACGTGATGCGCATTGAATTCCAATGCTCACCCGTAATTCCAGTCAACTATATTCCTGTTGTGATTCACGCGGTTCCTTATTCTGGAAGCGCGAAGGCTTAAACCTTTTGCTGGTGTGTTGCTGCTGCTTTACGCCCGGTTCGCCGGGCGTTTTTTTTAGCTCTGTATTGGTCGTGACACGAAACTAATTTCGTAAATCGAACAACCCTTCTAAGGAGAGCGGCATGGCTAGTACAAACCAGAATGTAAGAACCGGCAACAGATTCATTGTTAAGTTCGACGGCAAGACTATTGGTCTGTGCCAGTCTGTTGATATGCGCGATGATTATGCGCCCGAACCAGCAAGCGGTATCGGCAACATTCACGCGCAAGAATATGTTCCAACAATGGCGCGACATAACCTGAGTGTTGAGGAAATGGTGCTCAATACTCAGTCTATGCTGGCTGCCGGTATTGCATTTGAAAATGGTGACGATGCATTGAATGCAAATGTGTTCGACATCGTTGTAACTGACAAGGACACTGGCGAAGAGCTACGCAAATACACAAGCTGCTCATACGCATCTGGCGGTATTCAAGTCCGCAAGCATGCCATTGTCGTCTCGAATGCGACGTTCAATGCCCTCGACGTAACCGGCAAGATCGGCGGCTAAGCCGTGATGCTCTTGATCGGCAATCCTCCCTTGGACAAACAGGCCCATTTTTACAGCGGCTACTGCCTAGCGCTGTCTGCGGCGTTGGTCGCTTCCCATTCATTGCCACATTTAATGTCAGCCGTTTTTGGGCTTGGTGGTGCGGTAGTGGCTGGGATTGGTAAAGAGGTTTACGACAAGCAGCATCCTGATTCACACACGGCGGATATTTACGACCTTATTGCAACGTCTCTAGGCGGTCTATTGGGTGCTGCTTTTTTCTTGATATTTGGGTGATCTATGGGGCAGTCAGAAAATACTTCAGCAGGGACTAATGGTGATGAAAAGCCGTTCAATCTTTGTCCTCGCTACGACAAGCATGAGTTATCGGAAGAGCAGATAGCGCAAATAGCCGAAGCCGCAGCTCAGCGGGCAGTAGCAATCGCCAGAGACAATTTCTATAAAGATGTTGGCAAGTCGGTAGTTTCAAAGTGGTTCGTATTCATTGGGATTGGCACTGTGGCCGCCTACGCATGGGCGAGAAAAGTGGGGATTTTCTAATGAGCGATTTCGACAAAGCATTCGAACATGTTCTTGGAATTGAGGGGGGGTATGTAAATGACCCAAAAGACCCAGGCGGTGAAACGAAATATGGAATTTGCAAGCGTTCCTATCCGGCCATTGACATCAAGGCACTGACAATTGAGCAAGCAAAAGCCATATACAAGCGCGACTATTGGGACAAAGTAAAGGGTGATGAATTGCCATTCCCACTCAACTTGTTCATGTTTGATGCGGCAGTGAATCAAGGAGTCGATCCGGCGATCAAGATGCTGCAGGCAGCATTAAGCGTTGCTCAAGATGGCGTACTCGGCGTGCAGACATTGAAGGCTGCTGCACAAGCTAAAGGCGGGGAATTGCCGGCGCAGTTTATGGCTGCACGGGCAATGCGCTACATAGGCACCAGAAACTTTGACCGTTATGGCAAGGGCTGGTTCAAGCGGCTATTTGCAATAACTATGGAGGCATGACCATGACTCTCAATCTCTACTCACTGTCAGTTTTTTTGTTGGCATCTCTACTTGGGCTGTGGGCACACTGGCTTAAAAAGCGCGCACGCAAGGAAGTCACAGGTAAATTCATCGACTATTTGATCGCAGACTATCCGGGTAGATCGCTTGGTACAGGCTTCGTGTTGATGGGCGCTGCGTTCACCGCCGTTCAGACCGGAGCGGCAGACGCAATCGATATGCGCCTGATCTGGGCCACGCTTAAACAGGGGAGTCTCTACCTGCCTACATTCAATGCATTGGCCGGAGCATTCACGCTTGGGTGGGCCGTAGATAGCGCAATCAATAAAGGCGAAAAGTGATGGTGCCAGAAGACCCTCAAGTCTATTTGGTGCTCGGGGTATTTATGTTCGCTTGTGCCGTGCTGGCCATCGCCAGCCACTTTCAATCGCCGCATGGCGGCGGACAGCCGATGGCAAATGATGATCTTGAAAGCCAAGAGGGCTGGAAATGAAGCGATTCCTAATATTTGCTCTGCTGTTGGCTGGGTGCTCGACTCCTGCGCCAACTCCATTTCGTGCTGGGGTCGAAGTATCAGAGCCTAGCGGATGCACGATGGCAAGAGAGCGCGGTGTGGAATGTTAAGTACAGATACAGACTCAGACATTGATCGTGCGTTCTATAACGTCCTAAATCGTTTTATTTATACACCAGACACAGAGGCATGGGGCAATGCTGAATATTGGGCATCACCAAAAGAAATGGCGGCCCATGCCGATGCAGATGGCTTCGTGCACGGTGATTGCGACGACTTCGCCATTTTGTGCCGCGATGAACTGAAAAAGTTCGGGCTACGCAGCCGCCTAGTATTTTGTTCTGTGGAAACTGGCGGGTTTCACTTGGTCTGCGAAATTGAGGGATGGGTTTTAGATAATCGCCATAAATTCGTCATGTCACGTGACGAACTGCCGTACAAATGGATTTCAATATCTGGGTATGTTGGCGGGGAGCCGTGGCATCTGATTGAACAGGATAAACAATGAAAATTGCGCTATCAATCTGGTTCGTTCTGTTCGCTCAATTCACTTATGCAGAAGATATTAGGTTCTGCGGAATAGTGTATCGAGACAAAGTAACGCACGACATTATTCGGAGTGCAACACCCGTTGCGGCATTCAAAAAAGAGTGGCCGTGCCCAAACAGGGCGCTCAACCCGGCATCTGCAACTTGTTCTACAGGCTGGCAGGTAGATCACATCATTCCGCTTGATTGCGGGGGATGCGATAGAGCGGCAAATATGCAATGGCTGCCTATTTCGATCAAAACATGCGCATTGCCCTCGCTGTGCAAAGATCGCTGGGAACGCAAAGTGTACTGCGGCAAGCAGACATCTACGATCTACAAATAGGAGGAATAAATGGGACTCATAGACACAATCAAAGCCTACGCATCCGCCATTAATTTTGCGCTAATTGCGGCGTTAATCGCCGGTGTTATATTTGGGTGGTGGTATCACGGGCACCAGCGTTACAACGAAGGAAAAGCTGAGGTACAGGCGCTTTGGGATGCCGACAAAGCTGCACGCAAGATCAAGGCTGATAAACAGGCAGAAGAAACCAAAGCAACTAACCAGGAGCATCAAAATGCGCTCAACAATTCAAAAGCTACGATTCGTGATACTCGCAACAATCTCAACGCTGCTCTTGAGCGGCTGCGAGACCTTCCAGATATGTCAGGGGGCGAAGGTTTGTCAATGGCAGGAGGTGGATGCTCGGCAATGTCCGGCGTGGCCGACCATCCCAGCACAGTTGGTATCAGAATCGAAAAACGAATCGGTAGCTGCGAAGATTCTGGATCAGACCCATGCCACACCAGCCGCGAGTTCTTTGAGCAAGCAATAGGGGATGCTCTGGATAGAAAGGCGACAAGGAAATGGGCTGCCGGACAAGGTATCACTGCACAGTAGGCGTGGTGCAGTGCGCAAACTGCATGGTTTGGCAACGCCCCCACCGCCGCTGTTTTTGGTGCGGCGCATATCTTTAATCAACCTATAGGTTAACAAAATGAGAACTCCATCAGATTCCGACTTCATTATTGCCTTGCCAGACGTTGGCGAATTCACTTTCGCCCGCCGCACGATGGGTGACATGATAAAAATCCGTTCTACCTATCTGAAACTTATTGACGGAAGCGAAGATGACGATCAGATGGTTCTGCTGTGCGGATTTACCGCAGCATACCAAGCCTTGATAGTTGATGCGCCAAATGGTTGGGCCGATATATCGGCCATTGATATGAACGCAGTCGGCTTTGACAAGGTTCAAGAACTGGCATCGCTACTCCTAGAAAAGGAATCCTCTTTTCGTCGAGTCGCGAAAGTTTAGAGCTCGAAAAAAAGGGCGAGAACTTTCTACATCTTACGCATTTTGGTTTCGAAAAAAGTACAACCTACCACCAACTGACCCGAGGTATCTATCGATGCTCCCGGATGATATTGAGGCCGACTTTTGGGCTCACCACTATGACGAGAATCCAGTCACTGAAAGTGGTGAGGACGAAGAATTCGATACCGACAAGCTGGTGCAGGCAATAGAAGACGGCGAGTGGGAGGACATCATCAATGAGTAACGACATCAAAATCAATGTCAAGGCTAATGCAGACCTTGGCGGGGTGTCGTCTGGATTCGACGATGCCACCAAAAAAGCAGAGCAACTATCCAATGCAATGGATGTAGTGCTTGCCAAGGCTGGAAAGAGCACGTCAATAAACATCGACACGTCAAAAGCTGCCAGTGATGTCACCAAGCTTGGCCAGCAGGTCGATGATGTTCAAAAGCAGACAACAGGCGAATCAACAAAGACAGGGAGCGGGAAGAGCAAACGAGAGCAGTCGCTTGAACGCGAGAATCAATGGGTTGATAAAACTAGAGAAACGTACAAGCGATTTTTTCGTGATGTAGATGAGAGCGGGGCCCGCGCATTCCATCGAGCATTCGAGCACACGAAAGACGGTGGAAGCGCCATAGCTGCGCACCTACAGAAATATGGTAACGCCGCAGAGTTCATTGGCGATAAAAACCGAAACCCTGCTGCATGGAAACGAGTTAATGAAACAGCCGGGCTGGCATCGGTTGAGTCTGGAGAAGAAAAAAAGGGCGGTGCTCTTGCGCAATACGGGAAAGGTCTTGTCGGTGCTGGAGTAGGTATTGGCGCAGGGATGATGGCAAACAACGCTGGCGGAAGTGCGGTCGCGTCGGCTGGCGGTTTGGTGGGTGGTGGTATTGGCGCGATGCTCGGCAGCGTTATTCCTGGTGTTGGCACAGCTATTGGCGGATTCATCGGGCAAACGCTAGGTAGCGCAGCGGGCGGCGTAGTTGGCGGCGGCATGGAAGGCGCTCAAAACGAGTCGATTGCTACTAGCGACCTTCGATCAAGCGTGGGTGGATTATCAGTTAGTTTCTCCGCGCTTTCTGGGCAGATCAAAACTGCCGGCCTAAATCTTGGTATTGTCTCGACAGAAACAGTTCATCTCGCCAAGAACTTTGCGCATATTTCCGGCATGGCATCAAAAGATGTCGGGCAGCTAGGTTCGGAAGTTCACAACTCTATCGGATTTGCTCGCGGATTTGGTTTAGACCCAAGCCAAGCAACCAGTTTCTTCGCCACGATGCGCATGAGCGGCGCATCAAAAAACAACGAAGACAATCGCCGCTTGGGATCCGTCATTGCGGAGTCCATCGTTAAGGGCGGTAGCATGGCAAAGGCTGACGAGGTAATCGCTGCAATCGGGAATTTTGCCACTACTACCGCTCGCAACTCATTCAATGCGCCAAACGTGGAAGGGTTCGCATCGGCACTAACAGCGCTAACCAGCAAGAGAATGCCTGGGCTTGATGTGCAGGGTGCGGCCAATGTGCTCAACACAATGGATGCGAGCTTCAAGGGGGGTGAATCAGAGGCAGGGAAGACGTTCAAACTTGCAACCTACAGCAACTTGTACGGGCCAAAGTTCAACATGCTGGATGCTGATTTAGTTACCCAGCAGGGTATGTTTGGCAATGCGCGCGGTGCCTTCAATCAGGCGAGAGAGTTCGCCGTGAAAAACAATGACATTGAGGGAGTGAAAAAATACGACGAACTTTTGAGAGGCAAGCACTTGGATGACCCGGTTGGACTTGAGGTGCTAAAAGCAGTAAAGGCGTGGGCAACAGGAAAAGATGGGAAGACCGATAGTGCGATGTACCGCAAGGCTGGTGTGGCGCTGTTCGGCGGGAATGAACAGAGTTTCATGCTTGGCTCATCGGCAATCGATGGCGACAAGCATTCTCTGGGCAAGATCAAAGAGATTCAGAATCTCGATGCGCGCAATCAGCCAATGGCATTGCAGATTATGGCTGAGACAGACCCAAAGAAGCTCAAAGACCTCGCGCGGCAATTCATTGCCGGAACCGCCATCAAGGGTAATTTGGCAGATAGCGACAAGTCGGTTCTCAATAGCCAGATCGACAGTGGGCGGGCGGATGAAATAAAACGATCCCTCATTGAGATATTGAAAAAAACCGATGTGAGCGATCAGGGGTCTGAGCTGCGCGAAACAGTCGCCAATGTGGCTCAATCAATCAATGATCTTTCAAGCAAGCTATTACCAGCAGTGAACGCTGTAAAGGATGCTGTGTTGTTCGCATCAGGGAAAGACCTAAAAGCGTTTGAGGCAAAAGAGCGCAGCAGGATTGAGCTTGACGTTGCGCAGATGCTCGAGCCGGAAGATACAACGCTGACCGAGGCGGAATCGCGTGCCAAGGCGCACAGAAAAACATTCGGCGCATGGGCAAAAAGTGGCGCTAAAACACCAGAGCAGATGCTGGCCGCAAAAGCAGCATGGGATGACAAGCAAAAAGAATTGGATGGAGAGATTGAGGCGGCCAAGGTGTCAAGGCGTGAGCGTGAGCAGATGCTGTTGAAGGAGCGAGGATACGATCAGGTGCGCGGAGGCGCAGGCAATGGTGGAAATTTGCAGGCAATGCTAGGTAGCAATTTGGTTGGGCAGATAAAAGCCGCTCAACAAGTACGGCTTACGCCAGAGCAAGAAAAAGTTATCAACGATGTATCTGGCACCGATGCAGAAAAAGCACGCTGGTTGGCAGCGGTGGTAAAAACGGAGAATCGTGGCTTTGGCGCAGTAAATAACAACGCGGTTAGCGGTGCTGGGGCGAAAGGTGCATTCCAGATTTTAGATTCAACAGCACAAGACAGAATTGCCGATGGCGCTCTTGGTTCTGAGAAGTATGACCCAAGTAATTTTTCACATAGCGCAAAAATTGCTGCAGCTCAATATGACTGGCTGAAAAAGAACAAGGTAAAGGATGGCGACCCGACCAAACTGGCAGCTTGGTACAACGGCGGATACCCAGGAGGAAATAAATCAGCGGAAAATCGAAAAGAGAATGACGATTATGTTGGTATTGTTTCTGAATTATATGGCGGTGAAACACCAAAATCTGTGGGTGAAAAGACGCGGCAATCAAGTCGCACAGAGGTTGTCCATACGTTGCAACTTCAATACCCAGATGGACGTGTAGGTGGCAAGATCACGCTCGGAACAACTCCGGCAAGTCTCGCTGCGCCAATTCCAGCAGGTGCGCGATCATGAAGACCTATCACCCCAAAATTGAGCTGAATTTGGTCAAAGTGGGCAAGGTTGGAAAAAAAGTGAAGGCCAGCACAATAGACCTAACGCCTTATCTGGGGGAGCGCGGCGGCGTCAAGACAAGTAAAAGCATCCGCGAGCCAGCCGGCAGCTTTTCCATCGTGCTCGCTGACCAAATCTATCCCGAAGCACTGGACTCTTTGTATGGCCTGATCGAGCCGATGGATTTGATCGAGATTCGGTTTTGTCACGATGCGGCGGACAAGCTCTACAAAGACAAGAATGGTGGCCGCCCGCCTATCGTGATGCGCGGGCTGGTATCTGAGGTGCGTAGAGACGAAGCAATCGGACAGGATGGCAAGCCTGCGCGGTCGGTGAGTATCGCTGGGCATGATTACGGAAAACTGTGGCAACTGTTCCAGATTTACTATCTGCGAAACGTGCCAGCCGGACTTGAAAACCTCACTCAGGAATACGCTTTCCTTCAAAAATACGGGGAGGGCGTCAAGTATTCAACGCTCATGCCGGTATCTGATTTTTTAGCCGAGATCACCAAAGACCTGCTGAATACCTACTTAGGTAGGTTGTCTTGGGCAAAAGTGGCAGATCCTTCGCGCCGCTTCGTCAATGAGTTCAAGACCAGAATCGTCTCATCCGGCACGGTTAATCCGTACCTGTTAAGCAACTTCAACGAATTTTCTCTACACCAGATGCTCACGTCATTGCTGGATGTTGGCGCATTCAACGAACTGTATATTGAGGATGTAGAAGATGCCGTAAATATCGTCCTACGACCGAACCAGTTTTGCGACTTGGAAAAAAACGGTGATTTAATCCAAGCTCAAGATGATGCGCCACACATGAAAAAGCAGACGATCAGTGGGGATGATATTCAGTCGATCTCAGCCGCACGTACTGATAGCCATGTGGCCAACTGGTTTTGGGTAGAAACGCCGCACTGGAACTTGCTGCGCGACATGGATTACCGCATCAATATGGCCCAAACCGAGATTGCGTACATCTCCAAGCTTCGCTATGAAAATAGTGCGGTTGATGTGTACGGATTTAGAAAAATGACCGCATCCATTGCGCTTGGCGCATCAACCGATCCATCGAAGGCGAGCGGCGCAAAGGATGCGGACGACCTTGAGAAAGTATCCGCATTTGATAGGCAATACCTAAATTCAAGAGTTGCGCTGCTTGGCACAATGAACAAAGACAACGTTGTGTATGAGTCTGGCATGATGAAAATTCGCGGTAATGAAAAAATCAGGGCCGGTATCCAGCTTGAAATTCAGCGCGGGAAGATGTTGCCAACCTGTTATGTCGTGCGCGTGGAGCATGAATTTATGCCGTTCCAAGGGTTTTGGACAACGGTAGCCTACGAGCGCGGAACAGGATTTGTTGATCGACAAAAAACGAAAACTCAATACTGGGAAGAAATGAGCGGCAAAGGAATTGAGGGATGAACGGTGAACTTGCAAAAGTCGTCAAAGTGAACTGGGGAGACAATACGGTTGACTTGGTATTTATGCGGACTGGTCGGCCTGTGCGTGATGTTCGTGTGATGTCGCCAACGGCCTCTTCCAACACTGGCTTAAACGATCTCCAATCACCTGACGCATCTGGCAACTTCGATAAAGCCGGTATATCTGCAAACGGGCGCAACATTATTGCTTGCGTGCAGTATTTCCATGACCAACCAGTCGTCGTCGGGTTTTTGCCTCCCATTGCAACCCAACTTAGGTTTGTCGATGAAGAGCGCATGATCTACCGTCATGCATCCGATGTGTACAAGACCATCGATAAGGACGGAAATATTGAGATTCGGCATCCAGGCGGGGCTTATGTTCGCTTTGGCACAAGCGCCGCACATGAGGACTTGACCGGGAAGGACTTTAACAAAAAGTGGAAGATCGCCAAGAATACCGATAAGCAAATTCACCTTCACATCGAGCAGGCGAATGGCAAGGCTGTTGTGGATATTGCGCCGGACGGCGCGATCACCATCACCACGGCGACCACCGTATCGGTCAATGCCACGGGCAATGCCACGGTGACTTCTGGCGGTAATGTCGAGGTCAATGCAACAGGCACGGCAAAGGTGATCGCGGGCGGGAAAGTTACCGTAAAAGGTACGGCAATAGATTTAAACACGGGGGCAATGAAAGGGGTTGTCACCGGCGATTGTGTGTGCGCATTCACCGGAGCGCCACATTCATCCATATCGACAACAGTGAAAGCGGGGATGTAATGCCATTGTCAGTATCAGGAATTCAAGCAACGCTTGAAGAAAAAATGATTGCAAACGGGTTAATTATAACTGGCGACCACGCTCAGGGAAAAAAATTAGCCAAAGCCATTGCAGAGACAATTTTTCAGGAGATTACCAGCAATGCATTAGTGACGGTAGCAACAGTAGGTGGGCCAACTGCACAGGCTGGAACTGGAACAATATCGTAGCGCTGATACGCATCTGATTCCGCTACTTGGCGCAGCGGGCATCTTTTCGGCGGATTGTTAGTTCAATATCTTTACGTCCTTCGTTGAAATCTAATGCGGTGCGCATGAAATAGTAGTCCTTATTCCAGTCAGCTATCCACCCTTTATGGCGCTTTAAGTAGGCAAATCCAGTACATGTCGGGCGTCCAGTTTCTATTCCGTTACACGAAAGAGGATTTCTAGCAAGAAAATCACCGACATCGCGCAACTCAAGTACCTTGTCAATTTCGCCACGACTATATCCTGTCATGGCAATTCCAGTGAATAGAATATCGGTGCATTTTGGAGTGGTTGCTTCTCGCTCTTTCTGTTGTTTGGTTTGAAATGCTTCCCAAGCGGATTGTTTTGGCGCTGCATCAATAGGCTCCCCGGCCTGCACACCAAAACTCAACAGCAATGTCAGCAAAACGAATAACACTTTCATGGCGAGCCCCTAACTATTGGATGGTTTGGATCATAACATCCTGCGCATTGTCGTGACGCCATGATGCTGTTATGGCCTCCATTCCAACAAACTCTAGCGGTTTACCTTCCCCTGCAAGTCAGAAAGAGCGGACTGTTTTCTTTCGTCTGGTAAAGAAAGGGGCGGGCGAGTTGTCTGGGCCAAGCATCCCCAAAGGATTGGGCGAGTTAAACGGACACACGCTTTCGATTAATCCTGAAGAGTTGACCGTAACACAGCCATCGCGTGTATCCGTACAGCAAACTCTAGGCTCTGCGTGGGTGGACAGCTTCGGCCCCGGTCTGCGCACGATCAATATATCTGGCACGACTGGATGGCGCGCAAAGCACGCTGGTGGGCGAGATTGGGAAGAAGAGCTTAAATCGCTGCACAACGAGGCATTTAAGTTGTGGCATCAGGAGCGTGAGGCACACGCGAAAGACGGCCTAGACCCAGAAGATGTGCAGCTTGAATTCGTTGATACCCTAGATGGAATCGCCGTCTATGTCGTTCCGCAGCAATTCGTTCTCAAGCGCAGCAAGTCGCGTCCTTTATTGGTGCAGTACAACATTGGCATGATGGCGACGGCGGACATTGGGTATTCGTTCCCAGTTCAAGAGGTGGGGCTTGATGCAAAGGCAGCGCTGGATTCATTCGATCAAACGGTCACTGACATGGAGAAAATGGCGGCGGCAATAACAGCGGCTGTAACTTCTGCGCTGCAAGCAGTTACCAAGCTGCTGAATAAAATTAACAAGATGATGGCTGCCGTGCAGAACATTATGAAGGCAGTGGGAAGCATAATCTCTGCAATCAGTTCCATCATCAAGAAGGTCGCGCAGGCACTGAATAACTTCTTTGCCATGCTTGCGGCACTACGAAATTTCCCCGGAAAGCTGACATCAATGTGGAAACAGGCAATGGGTTTGTTTCGCAATCTGCAATGCTTGTTCAAGAATGGATTTAAGGATGCTTGGAAGCTGGAAAAATATGACGACTTCAATGGCTCGGCCAACTGCTCATCCACAAATGGCGGGAGCCCGCTATCGCCATTGCATAACGTGAACGGGCTCACTTTATTGCCATATCCGAAGCCGCCAAGAATCGCAAGGCCGCCCAAGGTTCAGGAGCCATACCCAAAACCGCGCAAACCCCTGCTTGCTACTCCATTGGTATTTTAATAAATGGCAACGGCTAATGAAAATCCAATCACCATAAGTGCAGAGGCACAGGCTGCGCTGGATACGCTCGCCAATACTGATCCGGTTCTTGCGCCGCTGGACTTGACGACTCTACTTGCGCTGGCCAACACCATTGCCGATGGTATTGCTGTGGACGGGCAAGTATGAGCCAGTTTGAAACGCAATTATCAGGGCTTCGGCAAGTCGAACTGCTTTGGGAGGATACGCTTCAGCGTTTGGCAGCCCGCGAACTCGGCGACGCTGCGCGCTGGGTTGATATTGCGAATCTGAATGGTTTGATGCCGCCGTATGTCACCGGTGATGATCTACTGGCATCGGATACGGTCGCTCTGTACGGGGATGTGCTATGGGTTCCATCAGCGACATCGGTGGTATCTGCGCGCTCGTCGGCGAACTTGCTATTTGAGCAGGATGTGATGCTGACTGATGGAAAATTAACGGCCAATAGCGGCGATTTCGATATTTCTTTCGGTATCCAAAATCTTATGCAGGCTATGCGTCATCGCGTAATGACCGATAAGTCGGAACTGCTTTATCACCCTCAGTACGGGTGTGATGTTCGACGCCTGATAGGCGGAATAAATGGGCCTGTTGCTGACCTGCTTGCTGCATCGTATGTGTCAGCCGCATTGCGCAGCGACCCGCGAGTGAGCGATGTTACGAAGATCGTCGCAACGACGACTGGCGATCAATTATATGTCGATGCTGATGTCGTTCCAATCGACAAGCGCCGCATTCAGTTTGGGGGGTATTTTTAATGGCATTTCAGATCCGCGATTTCGCGTCAATTGCAGCGGGCATGATTAACTACATGCGCGCAACGCAGGAAAAAATAACCGACTTCAATGTTGGCAGTGTTGCTCGTACATTGGTTGAAGCCCCTGCTGTGGAACTCGATGAACTGTACCAGCAAATGTTTATTGGGCTGCGCGAAGCAATCCCGGTATCTGTCTATAACTCATTCGGATTTGGCGCTCTACCTGCGGAGGCTGGGAGTGGTGCGGCACGATTTTCCTGTTTGGCGGCTGCGCCGGCGAATGTGTTGATTCCGGCTGGCACAGCAATACGCGCCTCATCTGGGACATACAAGTACGCGACTTTGATTGATGCGACATTGCTGTCTGGACAGACATCTGTTGATGTGATGGTGTATTGCGAAGTTGCAGGTAGTATTACCAATGCACTTGCCAATACGCTGACAGAAATGGTGTCTCCGATCAGCGGGATTGATTCGGTGGCGAACCCGGTAGCCTTTACCAATGGGCGAGAGGCAGAAACCGAGCTAGAGAGAAAGTCCAGGTTTCAAGGATACATAGCATCGCTTCCTCGTGGAACATCATCTGCTGTTGCCTATGGTGCGAAACAGGCAAGCCTGAAAGATGTGAATGGGCTGATTATTGAGGACGTGCATTTCGTCAAGATTGTTGAGCCCTACCTGACTGATGTTTTGCAGCCAATTGGGTTGGCTCTTTGCTATATCCATAATGGTGGTGGCGGGACGTCGGGTAGTTTAGTTACTGAGGCGCAAAAGATTATTGATGGATACCGCTTGGCTGATGGAACACCAGTGCCCGGATGGAAAGCTGCTGGTGTCGTAGTAAATGTGATCGCCGCAGGGGAGGTATTAGTTAATGTAACTGCCGTCGTAACTGTGTCCGGCTATTCAGATGCTGCAATAACTCGAACCGCCGTTTCGGACGCAATTCAAGCCTATTTGCGCGGGGTGGACATAGGTGTAGCTGTCAGCCCATCTGAAATAATTGCAACAGCGATGAAGGTTTCTGGCGTCACCAAAATCACATTGACGCTTCCATCCGGCGATGTGACTGCGCTCTCCAGTCAGAAGATTATGCCGGGCGTCGTTTCGCTAACCTAATATGCTACTCACAAAAAAACTTGTTGGTTATTTGCATCGGGTATTTTCAAGCGACCCTGAGCAATTCCTCGCAATCCGCTTGCGCTATGACGGCGCGATGTCTTGGAAGATTGCCGATGGGATATTGACTACCTCGGTATCTGGCGGATCTGGTAGCGCACTTAATGTTGATTTAACGACGCGCACGATAGCTTCGCTGGCGTCATATTTGACGGCACAAGCTGGCTATACCGTTGAGTTCAGCATTGACGGGGCGCAAGCCGGATTATCCGCGAGGGTTTTGCTGGATGGCGTAAATAACCAAGACAACAGCAATGGCGATCACTTGTATGCCTTCACATCGCTGATCTGGGCATACTTGGACGCGGCTGCAATTGAGTTGGCCGAGGCTAAGGCCGCCATTGTTGAAATGCTCAAACAAATGTCGGTTTCAACAAGTTCAGGCGAATACCTAGATGATCTTGGCGATCAATACGGCATCAAGCGTCTGATTGGCGAGACAGATGTAATTTATTCAAACAGAATCATCGCAAGTATCATTCGGCCTAAAGGCAACAATATTGCCATTGAGATGGCAATCGAATCGGCTACAGGCGGATTTAGATCAACAGTCGTTGATTCCGCAAGCACAACGGTATCGCAGAACATCTATCGACACGGCACATTTCGCTACGACGGAAAATTTAACCGCAATGCGAACACGCTAAAATTCTACGGTCAATTTGATGTGGAGGCCGGATTCGATCTGTTATCCGCAGAAGGGGTTGCGGCACTTCTTGTGCGGATTCGTGCTGCCGTAGAACAGTTTCGCGATGCCGGTACAAAGCTAAGGCAAGTCACCCTCTCGGGCGCTATTTCAGATACTGCGCGCGCCAGTTCTGATGCATCGACTATTGAGTTGACCCAAGCGTTAATGACAGACGAGTATCTTGGGGTGCGAAGCCGGCACGACGGTACCGTTTTGCGAGGTGGGTTGTCCGTCAACCAGCGGAGGATGCGCAACAGAGCTGGGTTTTACTTTGACGGCTCTGTGCGTCGAGATGAGCCTGATGGCATATCAAATAGCGCTACTGCGTTCTATGGCAATGACGTTGACCCGTCCACTCTTAATGCTAATTTGGCCTTGGCAGATAGCTGGTCGGTAGAATTTGACTATCTTGGCATAGCTCCTAGAAACGGCACGTTCTTGAGAAGTGGAGCGAGAAGTATCGGCCTTGATGGCCTAAACCTATCGCTCACCAGACATGCTTACCATAATGGTAAGTTCCTGCGTAACGGATTCCCGTACTCCGGCCAAACAACAGAAACCATGTAGTTCGTTGTGTCGTGACGGCATGATTTTGCATCATGCAGACACATAGGCACAACAATGCAAATCTCTGACTTAGCTCAAGCGCATCGCGGCATCTTCACGCTAGATATTTACCGTAAAGGAAAGCTGATCGAGCATTTTGTCGATGACAATCTGATTGTCGATCAAGGCCGGACGAATGTAACCCGCCTGCTGGGTGGGGACAGCGCGAACTTGCAGATTGCACAAATTGGGTTCGGGACTAGCAATGCGGTTGCTGCGCCTGGCAATACTGCGCTCACCAGCGCATTTGTTAAGGCAATCGATTCTCACTCATACCCATCGGCCACATCTGTTTTATTTAAATTTTCACTTGGTACCGGCGAGGCAAATGGCAAGGCGATCTATGAATTCGGCCTGCTTACTGCATCTGGGTTACTGCACGCAAGAAAAGTGCGTGGCGGAGCGCTGATGAAAGAATCAGACCTTTCCCTCGCCGGGACGTGGCAACTGCTGTATTAACTTTAAGAAGTCGAAAGGATTGGCATGGCTAATGTAACCGAATCAGCATCGTGGGATGCTGGCGTCTATCAGCTTGAAACCACAGACCCAGTTACCGGTGGGCCGAACGGTGTAGATAATGCGCCACACAAAAACTTGGCGAACAGAACGCTATGGCTGAAAGAGCAATTATTGCTGCTGCAGACTGATGTTGCCGGGCTTGACCCTGACATGCAAAACATGGTCGGAGCGGCAATCAAATTTGCCCTAGACCAAGCGGCGCTTGCCAATTCTGGAATTGAGTCTTTGCATAAGATCAGCCAGCAGCAGGGCGAGTTTACTTTGTACAACTACGGCATCGTATCCGGCGCGGTTGTATCCAAAAAAGGAACTAGCCGACTGCTCTCAATTGCTGGCGGCGTGTGCTACCTTGAGGGGCGAAAATTCTACGTTCCAGCACAAGATTCTGCATCTAGCGTTCCAGTAGGCGAAGCTGCCAGTGCAACCGTCTATGCATATCTTCAGCTTGTTAGCGAGATTCCAACGCTCAAAATCACCACTATCGCCAATCCGACACCTCCATCCGGCACAGTAACGCTCAATAGCATCACTATCCCCGCCAGTGACTCTGGCGCTGATCTGGCAGCCTGCACATTGTCGTCGCGCCTGTGTGCAACCGAGCTGGATTATCCAAATTCTGTCGGCACACCAGTTACGAAGACGGTGGCATTGGGGAATATCCTGCCGGATACAAACTACACAATTGAGTTCGAGGTGTTGAGCTCAGTTGGCTCTCCGTGCGATGAGCGCCATCTAAAAGTGACGACACGCAACACCAACAACTTCATCGTGACCTTGTTTGCAGCCGCAGATGACGTTGTTGTGCGCTGGAAGCTGTCGCGTCTGAATAGTGTCGGTGAGCAACCAACAAACGATTGGCGCAGCCGGTTTGCAGCCAACCCAGCCAACGTGAACTACCCAACCAACCAAGCCTACTAAGGAGCTAAATAATGGCACACATTACTCTGCAATCACCCGGACAGCCAATTGCTGACTTTTCCGTCTCAGGTGCAACGATCAGCATCGCCGGAACCGCGATTGATTGCGCCGCATTGCAAACAGACAGCCAAGTGCTGGTCAACGTGGCAAAAGACAAGGCCGGTGCAGTCAAGCTCAATCCAAAGAGCGGCGGAACCTGCCTTGCCATCATCCGCATCCCGGCGAAGCAATACCACGACCTGCCTGGCGACCCAGATCCGCAGACCGGCGACCCAACATTCGTGCGGACTGAAATCCCGCTCGACCCGAACGCCATTGCAGTAGAACTCTGGCCCACCGTTTAATCATTAGGAGATCACCGACATGCCAACTATTTTCATTAAAGACTCATTGCGCGCAAGCGTGGAAGCAGCATCAGGCGGCAAGCAAACCGTGTTGTACACGGGAAGCGGCCAGCCAACTTATATGAACGTCATTCCGCAATTTAACTTGCAGGATGTTGATGCGGGCATTGGTAATGGTGTGCATCCAGCATTTATTGTGAATGGCATCACAAAGTCTGAAATTTTCATCGGCAGCTATCAGGGTATCGTCAAAAATGGCGAGCTGCTGAGCTTGCCTGGGGTTGATCCAACTGCATCTGCAAACTTCGACACGTTTGTTGGTTATGCACGCGCTTGCGGTGCGGGTTTCCACTGCATCACCAATGCAGAATGGGCTGCGCTTGCTCTGTGGTGCAAAAAGAACGGCTTCATGCCGCGCGGAAATACCTACTACGGCCAAGACAATGCGCAAACTCACGAGACTGGCCGCCGTCAAGATGGTCTTTCACCGGGCAATACATCCGGCACTGCACGCACGCTTACCGGTTCCGGCCCAGCGTCGTGGCGTCATGACAATACCCCGAACGGTATCTCCGACCTGAACGGCAACATTTGGGAGTGGACACCGGGCCTGCGTTTGGTTCCAGCCGGTGCTGGATTGGCTGAAATTCAGATCATCGCCAACAACGACGCATCGCTGAACGCTACCGATCACAGTGCGACATCCGCAGCATGGAAAGCGATTGATGGCTCCACTGGTGCATTGGTTACGCCAACCTTCACCGGCTCTATTGCTGGCGCTGATTACGCTGCAACTACTGCAAACTCTGTGAAGATCGGTGCTACTAGCGCTGCTGCTTACACTATCGGTATTGCGTCTGGCACATCAATCGAAAATATGGTGAACAACCACGCCACACCGGTCGGCGCAACCGCATTGCAAGTGCTCAAAGCGCAGGGTGTATTCCCTGTGTCCGGCGCTGGCACCTTGGGTGGCGACGGCATTTGGCATACGCTCACGGGCGAAATGCTCCCGCTCCGTGGCGGCGGTTGGTCCCTCGCTGCGCTCGATGGGGTGTTCGCGCTGAACTTGGTCAATGCGCGCTCGCACGTCGGCACGGGCATCGGCTCTCGCCCCGCTTTTGTACTCTGAAATCTGTAGCGTGTAATCTGAACGGGTGGGCGATAGCCCATCCGATGGAGTGTTGAATGTCTCGTGGCCCGATGCGGAGTGAAGAAGTCCCAAGAGTTGGCGATTTACTGATTCGGCAAAAGTGCGAAGCGATGATTGAGTATGGCCATGTTGCCATCCGTCAGTTTCCAAAAATGGAGCGGCATGTTCTGGGTGCAGAAATACGCATGACGATGTGGCAGATACTTCGCCTGATCGTGGTGTGCAACAAGCGTTACCACAAGAAAACCACGCTACAGGATTTAGATGCAGAAATTGACCTGTTGAGGTCGCAGGTCAGGATGGCAAAAAATCTCGGGCACTTGGATTTTAAGAAATATGAAAATTGGGCGCGGCTGAATGATGAAATTGGCCGTATGGTAGGCGGATGGGTGAAGTCGCTTGCAGTTGAAGGGTAGTAAGGGTTGTGCGTTAATAGGCTCCCGATCCGTGGCGGCAATTGGAACAACGCTGCGCTCGATGGGGTGTTCGCGCTGAACTTGAACAATGCGCGCTCGAACGTCAACACGAACATCGGCTCTCGCCCCGCTCTTGGGGAACGTCAGAAGCGTCAGGCTCATGTAGCCTGATGACAGTACACCCTCAAAAGGACGCGCAATCCTCGGCCACGGGCGACCCGAAGCCGAAACATTAAACAGGCGGCCCGTTCCAGTAGCCTACCAGCGACCGTTCGCAGCCGCCGCCCTCTGGGTGATATGGCAAAAACCTACAATAATCTCTATCCTGCAATTTACAACTTTGAGAGTTTGCACGCCGCCTATCTCCGTGCCAGACGCGGGAAGCGCACGCGCGCGGAAGTTCAGCGCTTCGAGCTTGATCTTGAAGGCAATCTCATCCAGCTACATAACGAACTAATCTTGGGAACATATAAAACTGGAAAGTATCGCCAGTTCATCGTTCCTGAGCCGAAAGAGCGGATTGTTGCTGCATTGCCGTTCCGTGATCGTGTCGTGCAGCACGCTCTGGTAGATGTGCTTGACCCAATTTGGGAGCGGCGCTTTATCCCTGAGAGTTATGCTTGTCGTGTTGGTCGCGGAACACATAAAGGCGCAGATAAGGCACAAGCCATGCTTCGGCGGGTGAAGCGCGAGCACGGGAAGGTCTATGTGTTCAAGGCCGACATCGCCAAATTCTTCTACAGCATCGACCACGCAGTTCTGAAATCCTTAGTGCGTAAGCGCATCGCCTGCAAACAGACATTGGCGTTGATCGATGCGATTATCGACTCAACCGTTAAGGCAGATACTCATGTCGGCCTGCCAATCGGTAACTTGACGAGTCAGCTTTTCGCCAATATCTATCTGCATGAACTCGATGAGTTTGTGAAGCACAAATTGCGCGAGAAGAATTATTGCCGGTATATGGATGATTTTTGCATTGTTCATCACAACAAGGATCATCTTCACTTGCTGCGTATTGAGATCGAGCAATTCTTGTTAGATAAGCTGCGGCTGAAAACAAATGCCAAAACACAGGTATTCCCGGTCGGTATATTTCACGGAAGGGCGCTCGACTTCCTCGGGTACCGGATCTGGACAACTCACCGAAAGCTGCGCAAAAGTTCCATACAGCGTATCACCAGAACGATGAAGAAATTTCAGATGCAGTACGCAGCCGGGAAAGTAACGCTTCACCGGGTAAGGCAATCTCTGATCTCATGGCTTGGTCACGCCCAACATGCGGAAGCGCACGGATTAAAGATGAAACTGCTAAACAGCTTTGTTTTTAAGCGCAGAGCCTCCATCACGGTTGATGTTATAGCTTCTTAGCCAGTTCTTCAGCCGTCTCGTTGTAGTACACCATCAATGTTTTTAAGTCGCGAATTCCAACAGCGCGCGCCAGTTCAAGAATATCCAGCTTCTTCGATAGCTTAGTGATTGCTACATGGCGGGAGTCATGGTAGTGCAGGTTTTTAATCAGCGCCTTGTCGCGCCCCTTGCGGAAGTGCGAGTCGATCTGTGATGTAGTCAGGTTGAACACGCTCTTTGTGGTGCTGGCCGCTACCGCTTCCTCTGCAATCGCAATCGCAACAGGTGAGAGTGGAACGTCCCGCTTCGCTGCTGATGTCTTTCCGTCATCGATTTTCAGATACTTCTGGTCAAGATGAAGTCTATTCTTGTTCAGTCCGGCGACCTCGCCCTCGCGCATACCAGTCTCGCATGAGAACAGGAACGCCTTGAGCACACGACCAATGATTGTATTTAGATCGTCGCCGAATGATTGCGCCATGAGTTCGTGCTCGCGGTCTGATACCAGCCTATCTCGCGGCCTTGGTGAAGTTGGCCGCTTCACACCCTTCATTGGGTGGGTAGGCAGCCAGTGCCACTCATTTACCGCAACGGTGCAGGCCCCGCTCATCAGCACCCACTCTCGCCGGACGGTGCCCGCGCTGACAACCATGAGCCTACGGTCTCGCCAATCTGCAAAATCTGGCTGCCCAAGGTCGCACAGCTTCACAATTGCGATCTTGTCCCGCTTGAGCATTACTATCCGAACCTGCTCCCAGCGATTCCCTTTCTTGGTTGGGGACACCCGTTTTGCATACTCATCAAGAAGGTCGCCGAATGTCTTGTTGGGGATTCCAGAAGCCTTTCCTGCTATGATGTCGGCCTCGGTCGCGGTTGCCCAGTTTTGGGCTTCGATCTTGGTGGAGAATGTGCCTGTTTTTCTTACGCCTTTTTTTGAGACGTATGCCTCCCAAGATTTCCCGCGCTTAACTATTGATGCCATCCTGTAATTTATCCTGTAGATTTCCTGTAGCAGGATACCAATGAAAGCGGTTTTGATGCAAACAGAGTGGAATAGAGAGGAAACAAAAAAGCCGACAAATCAGTTAGATGCCGGCTTTTCAGTTAGTTACGATTGTATTAGTGGTGCCCAGAAGAGGACTCGAACCTCCACACCTTGCGGCACACGGACCTGAACCGTGCGCGTCTACCAATTCCGCCATCTGGGCCTTCTTGAGGGTGCGCACTTTAATTGCTATAGGATTTTGTGTCAATGACGAAAAAGAAAAAAACCATCCGCGAACTCGACCCCTTCTTGGAGAGGGAGCGTGAACAATACGAACACCCTTTGCCTAGCCGCGAGTACATCTTGCAGACGCTGGCAGAGAAGGGTGTGCCGGTAGAGCAGGAAGATCTCTGCGCGCTACTGCATATCGAACTGCATGAGGAAGAACTGTTCACGCGTCGCTTGAAAGCGATGGAGCGTGACGGTCAGATCATGCGCAACCGCAAGCGCGCCATCTGCGTGGTTGATAAGCTCGATCTCGTCAAAGGCAAGGTGCAAGGACACCCTGATGGATTCGGCTTCCTCGTCCCAGATGACGGCAGTGCCGATCTGGTGTTGAGCGAGAAGGAGATGCACAACGTGCTACACGGTGACACCGTGATGGCGCGTGTCGGCGGTGAAGATA